GTAGGTTGTGTCCAACATCCAGTTCCACGCCACCTCCTTCACCGCCGCCTCCAGCGAGGTCTTGTGGTGCAGCACGATCCCATCGGTGTTAGCACTGAGCACCCGCGCCCCCACGGCCACCATGCGCTCGATCAGCATCAGCAGCGCCAGCTGCCCTGTGACGGTGGTCTGTATCAACAGGTCGGGTGCGTACAGCGCACTGTACTTGCTGCCCAGCTTGCCGAAGCTGCCGTTGACGGCGATCTTGAGCGTGTCGGCTGTAACCTTGTCGCCGGCCTTCTTGGCCGCCATGCGCCGCTCAACAATTGATTGATACACTTCTAGGAACGGTGTGCCAAGCGCCTTGGGCGAAAGGCGCTGCTGCAACACGATGTTGGGGTAGTAACTGGCAACGTCCCAGTCCGAGATCATCTCATCGGGCGCGGCGTACACCCTCTGGCGTGTCTCACACGAGTGCAGACCCCCGATCCCCATCCGGTAGCTGGCGCCCCCTAAGACGATCTTGGTCTGGCGCAGCCACTGCGGCATGACCACCGAGCCGTTACTGTCCACACAGAACCGCTCATCAAGGATTGCCTGAAACACTTTGCGTAGCTGCGGGTCTTGGAACTGCACAATCTTTGGATCTAAGTACCCGAACGCGTAGTTGTCCTCAAGCTTGGGGGCACTGTATTTCTCATCCGTGAGCTTCTCCAGCTCCGACTTGATCACCGTCTCAGCAATCTGCGCGTCCGACTTACTGCGCAGATCCATCCCGTACTGCTGCGACATCTCAGCGCGCAGATCAATGGTCGGCTTTAACGCACTGTAGAGCATGTGCGTGGTGTCCAGATCGTTCGTGCAGTAGTCGCGCATCATCTGCCGCTGGTGCGGCTCAATGCTCTGATCCGGCTTGATAGGGAGGTCTTGTATCGTGGGGGCGTTCATGCGCCCACCGTAAATCTTCAGGCTTGAGCGCCCAGGTGAGACATCCATCAGGTCGATGTGATCCCACTTAGTGGGTATGGTAATGCCCCACTCTCGGCAGACCTTCCACGAAGGGTAGCCGCTGTTGATGATCGCGTCAGCGAGATCCTTTATGCGTTGGCAGTTCCAACCATTCAAGGCCGCAACGATAATTGGCAGGTCAAACGACACCCCGTTAAAACTGACCGTGGTGTTCTTTTCCATAATCTTATTAATACGCGCCTTGTTCAGCGCCTGCCCCTCAAACATATCAATGTGCACAGCGTTACCCGTGTGTATATTTTTCGCAGCGAACAAAAAATAGTCTTTGTAGACTTCGGTATCTATCACAATCACGAGGAGTTGCCTCAGATAAAATGGCCGCCATGAGGCGGCCACTTGTCTTCGTTTGACTTGCTGGGCTTGTTTGACTTAGAACTTAAATTCTTCGTCATCGTCACCGAACGCGTCAAACTCATTCGGACTTACCCCACCATCACCGAACGGCTCACCGTCACGCACGAACTGGACAGCGTCAAGCTGCGCGTTGATGCGTTTGCCATACTGGTTGTTCTGCGCCCACAGGCTGACGATTGCGTTGACGTAACACCCAGCATAGACAATGTTGTCACTCTCCACGATCGGGGTCTTGTCGCGGGTAATCACCAGCGGTCGCCGCTTGGTGCTTGCTTTAAGCACCATCGCATTGTGGAACTCTTCGCGGCCACTGTCGTCACCGTCTTTGAGTGCCAGCTTGTCAGGCGCAACCTTGCCCTTAAGCTCAGTCTTACACAGAGCATCAATCGCGGCGGTGATCTCCTTGATCACTTCAGCGTGTTGCTTTTTATCCAGTATGAAGCTTGCCTCATACTTGCCTGTGTCTTCACCACCGAACTTCGCAGTGTTGAACAGTGATGGAAAACTCAGTCTTGTCGTAGCAATTTTAATTTTCATCTTTTTTTCCTTTGCAGTTTATTTTCTTACAGTTTTTGGGGTCGAGCGGTCTAACGGTTATAAGTATGAACTACTGTTTATATACCTGTCAATCATCGAACGCACTGGCCGTCACACTCAGCGATGGGCGTGAGTCAAACTGCGTAACCATCGTGGGCTTGCCTTGACTCTTGCTGATCAGCGGCTCGATCAGGTCTGTGCGCTTTCGTGTGAGCAGCTTCTCGGCCTTGGCAACCGAGAGCAGCGATCGCTCGTAAGCTTTATCACCCAGCGCGGTTACCAGTACCTTCTCAGCCTGCGCTTCATCTGCCCAGCTTCGGGAGGTGCGCCCTGCCACCAGCTTGTAACCCGGCACATCCTCCCCGCGCTCAAGCTGCTCGAACAGGTGCGTCTCCAGTGCATCGAGCCATGAGACGATCAGCTTCTTCGCCCCGAACGCCTTGACCTGCTGCGCTTGGCTCAACTGGTCTGGGTTGTCCATCTCATCAAGGTTGTCAAAGTCAGCGCCAATCACCTCGATTGTTTTACGCATCAGCGCGGGGCAGGTCGCCTTGGCGGTACACCACTGGCACTGCTTCTCCCCAGCCACGCGGGGCGCATCGGGGGCGAGCGCCGCCTCGGCGCGTTCGCGTATCCACGCCCCACGCTTGAGCAGCTCCTCCACTGAGATTTCCCACTCATCGATGTGGTCGCGCCGTGGCTGCACGATGCTGATGACCACCCGCTCGATGCGACTTAAGTGGCTGAAGTCGTCCAGCGCACCGAGTGCGTACAGCATCCCCTGTGAGTTCTCATGCGCCTCAACCAAGTGACCCTTGCCGTACTTAAGATCGATCACCCGCAGCGTCCCCTCATCCAAGATCACCGCGTCAGCTGTGCCGAACCCATCTGGAACCCAGTCACCGAAGGACACCCGCTGCTCGTACTCGTGTCGTCCACTGAACCCTTTAACGTAGTCCACATAGACCTGCACATAGTCAGCCATGTACTCGTCAACGCTGAACGCGTTGTTCTCGATCAGAGCCTTGCCTATCCAGTCCCGTGCGTTGCCGCCACGGGTCAGCACCAGCTCCGCCAGCTCGTGCGCTGCCGTACCTTCGTCAGCTGCAAAGCTTGTGCTTTCGGGGAACGCCTCCTGCGCCTTGACGCTGCCCGGACAGTACAACCAGCGGTGTGAGCCGCTCGCACCCAGCTTGGCGTGTTTGGCTGGCGTAATCATCGCAGTGCCTCTAACGCCAGCTTGAGAGCCGGCAGCTTGTCTACATGGATGTCTGCTAGTGTCGGTGCGCCGTGATTACCAATGGTCTGACGCACCAGCTCCTGCTTGCTGCGGTCGTCCCGTATGATCTTCAGCACCAAGTCCGTCAACTCCTCGCGGCTGATCGGTTGCGCTTTTGTAGCAGTCGCTACAATTTCCACAAAGGTTGCTGGGGCAGTCTCAGGGGCAGTGGGTGTTGGGTCAGTGGTGGGTGTGGGTGTGGGTGCAGGTCGGCCTCGCGTGTAGCCCTGTGTAATGATCGCGGCGTCTACAATCTGCCTCAGTGCGCGGATTTCGATGGTCAACTCTTGAATAACGGTCTCTAACATTTTTTTCTCCGGTTTTGTTGCGTTTTGGTAACCGCGAATATAAGCTTCACTTATGTCTGTGTCAACTGTGTTTTAGAGGTTTTTATGATTTGGAAAATATGTCGTCATCTGGGCGGGGTCACTGCAACCGCACAGGCGTTGGGTGTGTCCCAGCCTGCTGTTAGCCAGTGGCTGACGCTGGGGTGGTTGCCGTCATCACGCGCCGCGCAGGTGGAGCTGTTAACTAAGGGCAAGTTCACGGCGGTGGAGCTGTGTCAACACGCGCAGAAGGTGCAGGCACGGCGCAGGGCGTCCAGAGCGAAGGCTCGCGAGCGTCTGATTGCCCGTGAGCAGCGCGCCGTCAACAGTGTCAGTGCCCAGCGCGAGCGGGTGCGAGCGGCCAAGGCCGATGCGCTGGCAACCTACGGTACTCTACCATGAGCGGCGCAGCGCAGGTCGTGCAGGTCTTCCCCGTTCGCAAGTACTACGACAGCGTCAAGGACAAGTGGGCGAAGATACCCGCCATCCCCAAGGGCACGGACTGGCGCACATTCAAGGCGCACCCATCGAGCCTGGTGCACAGCGCGAACGTGGGGGTTGTCATCCCGCAGGGGCGTGTGGCGATCGATCTGGATGTGTACAAGGGTGTCACCCGTCAGGCTGTCGAGGCCGTGCTGGGCTGTGCGCTTGAGTGGGATCAGGCGGCCATTCAGCGCACGGTCTCGGGCGGTGAGCATTACTGCTTCACGCTGCCCGAGGGGGCAAGTGTGCCGCAGGGCGACTCGCTGCTTGGCGTGGCAGGCTTTGACACCCGCTGCGCTGGCAAGGGCTGGCTCTGCACGGGGGATGGGTACACTGACCTCACGCTGATCGGTATGCCCACCGCGCTGGGCGTGGAGGACTACCCAGCACTGCCGCAGGCGGCGATCGATGCGCTCAACGGTGTTAAGGGTGTGGCTGTTGCTGCTACTGCTGCTGTTACAGCTGTTGTCAGCCTCGGGGTTGAGGGTATCGACTTCGTGGGCAGCGTTGAGGTTGACGCGGGTGACGCGCAGGCGTTGCTTGAGCTTGAGAGCGCGGTGGCCGCCCAGCCGCTCGATGACTTGAGTGAGGAGCAGATGTGGTTCTATTTACAGCGTCTGCCCGCTGAGGATCTGGAGGGTTACCAGAACTGGGCGAAGGCTGGTATGGCTATCCATCACCAGAGCGGTGGCAGCAACGATGGGTTGGCGTTGTGGGCGCGTTGGTCACAGGGTTCGTCCCACTATGATCTGGAGGAGTGCAGGCGCAAGTGGCCGTCCTTTGGGCGGCGTGACCACATTGCCAAGCCCGTGCGCTTTGATTACATCATCCACCGCGCTGGTGGCAAGGCGGTGATCAACGCCGACATGAGCGCGAAGTGGGTTGATCGGGCGAAGGGTGTCGGCGACACCGATCAGTACGAGGAGATCAAGCGTGAGCTTCGCGCCGTGAGCCTGTCGAGTCTTGGGCGCGATCAGCGGCAACAGATCGCCAAGGAGATCTACGATGCCTTTGGTAAGGCCGCTGGCATCTCCAAGGGCGCAATCTCGCAGGCGATCATGCCCCCCAAGATGCTGCCCCGCAGTGCAGGCACGGGTGGCGGCACGGGTGAGCGTCCCGCGTGGCTCGAGCCGTGGGTGTATGTGGAGGAGACCTGCGAGTTCGCCAACACGGTCTTGAACTATTCAATCAAGCGCGAGGCGTTCAACGCCAAGTTCGATCGCACCAGTGAGGTGGTCGCCGCGCAGAAGCAGGCGTCCGCTTACGCGCTCAACGATGTGCAGATACCCACGGTCGTCAACCATATCTTCTGGCCGAGCGCGGGGCTGATCCTTGAGTACCAAGGCCGCGCTATGCTCAACAGCTACAGGGCGCAGGGCGTTGCCCCCTGCACAACGATTGAGGGTGATGAGGAGGCGCAGCAGGTGATCAAGCGGTTGCTCGATCATGTGGCGTTCACGCTTGAAGACCCCCGCGAGCGTGAAATTCTGCTCGATTGGTTTGCGTTTTGTTACCA